AAGAAATAATTATCAGGTAGATGGTGTTGAATTAGCTTGTTCTAAAATTCCTAATCCCATTAAATATGCACAATATGAACTAGCCAGGGCATTGGCAAATGATACTGATGCTATTACAGGAACTACAGGAAAAGATGGAAATTTTGAAGAAGTAAAACTAGGGGATATTCAAGTTAAATACAACACTGCAAGTCAAGGAACTGGATCTATAAATAATATTTTAGATGTTTACCCTTGGCTGCAAAGTTATCTTGGAGCATATATGTTAGGTGGAGCAGGAAGTTTTCAACTACGGGCGGTTAGAGGATAATGGCAGGACAATTAGATTCAATACTAAAAAATGTAGCCAAACAGGTAGTTTCTCAATTAGGAGACTCATTAGATACAGAAATAACTTATATTAGAAAGACCTCTCCCGTTTATAATCCATCTACAGGAGCATTAACGACAACTGATGTAAGCTACACAATAAAAGCACCTATAGAATTTGTAGACTCAGATGAGGAAAGCGGTTTTCAAGAAAACACAGCTAGGCTATATATTACTCCAGATCAAATAGGCGATAGTCAACCTGTTTTACAAGACGAAATATCACTTACTTTTTCTGGTTCGACTAGGTTTGCTAAAATCATGGATATAAGAACATTAAAAGGTGGTCAAGAATACTTATTTCGTTTGAGGATTGTTTTCTAATGACATTAGTAAATGCTAGAGCAGCCATAGAAACAGCTATAAAAACGGCAGTAACTAATGCTGATAATACAGTTACAGTTGTATTTGATAATATGCCTTTCACAACTCCAGGAAAAAATAAAAAATATGTAATGGTAAATATTAACTTTACTCAAGCCACTGCACAACCTCAAGGAGCAGCCCAAACTTATTATCAAGGTTCAGTTAGATGTGGTGTAATGACACCTCCCCATAAAGGATCTGCTGTAGCATCTGCAATATCAGAATCGGTAATTACAGGTCTTACTTCTGTTAATGCTTCTAATTATACAGATACTTTTTCATGCACTCCAAGAGTTACTCAAATAGTAGGACCAACATCAGTAATAACTGAGGCTGATAGTCACTTTTTAAGTGTAGTAAGCTGTAACTTTAGTGCAAATGGCTAGAAAAGTACGACCTATAACTCAATTACCTGATGATATAAAAGAAAAGGTTGAAACAGCTTTAGCCGAATCTGCCTCACACATGATATTTGGTTTACAAAGTGCTGGTCCGTGGTGGACAGGACATTTTGCTCAAAGTTGGGTTGTATCAACAAGTCCAGTACAACCTACAGATTCTTCAAGATTTAAAGAGGATAGAGATAAACAATTACCTAGTCAATTCAATGACAGACCAAACAACAATGCTGTGGACTGTAACCCTCCAGGCAGCAAGGCTCAAAGAGTTTCTGGTGGAGATGGTGGCACACCTATGGATCAGACTTTCTACCCTGTTCAAACAAATAGAGTTCCAGGTAGACCAGAAGTAATAAGAACTTCTTTAAGTAATATTATTTACATAGGGAACAAAGCATCATACGCTGGTTTTGCAATAAACAGGCCAGGAGCAACTATGCCTGATACAGCAGGAAATCCAGTAACTTATGAGCAACATAAAAAGGGTACAAAAGGAAGAAAAGGTCATACCCTAACCTCAAGAGATGAAAACCCTAACTGGATAACAGTGTATTTAGCACATGATGGATTTGTAAATAATGACATAAATATGGGTTTTCAATCGGCTGGGTTCAAGACAAAGTAAACATATTAAGCTATATTATAGTAGTACAGAAAAATTAATTTATGGCTGACAAAAGAGCTATTGACAAGCTAAAAGAAGCATTTTGCGTTGACAATGTAAGCCGTTACATTATTAAAAAAGAAGGAGTGGTAATCCTAGAAATATATTGGAAGCCACTAACTATTGCAGATAGAGACACTATTTATAAGACTCTCCATGCAATGAACAAAGCAAATGAAACTGATAACCTAGAATATGCTTTACAAGTTCTTATAAATAAAGCGGAGGATAAAGAAGGTAATAAGTTATTTACCGAAGCTGATCGTGCCAGCCTAAGACGAGAAATACCTTTAACAGTTTTGACAGATATTATGTTTAAAATTCAAGGTGCTGCGGAGGAGGTAGATACCGTAAACTCAAAAAGCACATCTGAGTGAAGATAATTATTTATATCTACAGTTTTTCTTGTGTGAAAAGCTAGGTTATACGATCCAAGAGTTTAGAGAAAAGGTAACTCACGAGGAATTAATTTATTGGAGTTCGTATTTAGAAATAAAAAGTGAGCGAGAAAAGGCAGAATATGACAAAATAAGAAAAGAAGCACAAACAAAACGAGCACGTTAAATGGCCGACGCAATTTACGAAGTAAATATAAAGCTAAATGCTCAGAATTTTGAGCAAGAACTTAACACGTTAAAGAAAAAATTAGAAAGGTTTACGAAAGAAGCCAAGAGAAAAAACGAAAAAGATCCAATATTTAAAAGAGGTAGAGAGCTAACAGTATTAAAATCTATTGAAACCACTAGAAATAAATTAAATGAACTGGATAGATTCGGTTTAAATACAGATAAAAGACGAGCTAAGTTAAGGCAAGCTGAAGATTTAGTAGCGAAAGGAAAGTTCAGAACTGCAAAAAATTTAGTAAATGAAGCACAGTTATTAAATTTAAAAGATGCTGAAAACTTACGTTTAGCAAAAGAAAGATTAGCAGAAGAGAAGAAGCTGAAAAGAGAAAGAGAAATGCAACAGAAGATGGCAAGTAAGCGTTTTGGTAGTGTTATTAAAAGTGCTGCTATTGGTGGTGGTTTTCCCTTATTATTTGGTGGAGGTTTAACACAAGCCATACCTGGTTTAATTGGTGGTGCGTTAGGAGAGGCAGCAAGTCCTGGCGGTGGATTTGCAGGATCTATTGCTGCCACAGCTTTAGCATCTTCAGCAACACAATTTGCCAATAGTGCAAGAGAGGTAGGAAATGCGTTAAAAGATCCAACAGAGGGCTTACAAAAGTTAAAAGACGCAGGATTTCAGGTAAGCGAATCTACAGAAAGACAGATAGAAGCATTAATTAAGGCAGGAAGAAAAACTGAAGCACTAGAATTAGTGCAAAAAGAATTTGCAGCAACAATAGGAACATTAGGTGTAGATAATTTGAAAAAACTAGATACAGCATTTGATGAGCTAGATGATGAAGTAGCAAAATTAGTATTAAAACTACAGGCAGATTTAGTTCCTGTAGCTGTAACACTAATACAATTAGCTACTAAATTTGTAAACTCTTTAGATTCAGTGCGAATTAGAAAGAAAGCCGATGAATTAGATCCAAAAGCCTTTAGCGAATTAGAAGGAAAAATATTAAGAGACTTATCAACTAAAGTTGGCGGTATTCCTATTCCTGGAACTGTTCTTAGTAATACGGAAAAAAGAGCAGAATTTTTTAGAAGATTAACTGTAGGCTCTAAAGAAATAATAAAGGAAAAGTTGCCAGAATTTTTAGGAAATCCACCAACCACAAATGGAGATGGGAGTGGAGATCCTTTTGATATTAATTTAGAAAAAACTAAGTTAGAAAAACTTGTAAAACAAACAGAGCACTACGAAAGAATATTAGAAGTAGGATTTGAACAGGCAGAATTAGAAAAACAAATTGCAGAATTTAAAGAATCTGCTTCAGAAGCAGAATTGAAGAAAATAGAAAATGGAGAAATAAATATAAAACAACTTATTGATGAAAATACAGAGGCAAAACGACTTGTTGAAAATGCAGAAAAAGTAAGAGATTTATACAGTAGTATTGGAGATACCATAGAAAGTGGATTGGTAGATGCTATTCAAGGTGCTATAGATGGAACAAAAACTTTAGGAGATGTTGCTCGTAGCGTATTTAGTGAAATATCCAGACAATTAATTAGCTTTGGTGTTAATGCTCTCTTAGGTAGTTTATTTCCTAATTCACAGTTTTTCAGAGCAAATGGTGGCCCTGTTAGTACAGGAAAAAGTTATATGGTTGGAGAACGTGGGCCCGAGATGTTCGTTCCAAATACAGGAGGAAGAATAGTTCCTAATTCAGATATGGGAGGTTCAACAAGTATTGTAGTAAATGTAGATGCTTCTGGTTCTTCTGTTGAAGGAAGCGAAAGAGATGGAAGAGAGCTTGGCCGTCTTATATCAGTTGCAGTACAATCTGAAATAATACAGCAACAAAGACCAGGAGGATTACTT